TAATTGTAATATTATATTGCCATGATCCATTTGATAAGAATACTGATAATCCACTTGCTATAGCAGCTTCTATATATTCTGTTTGGTCTATACCGTATGTTGCAGTTCCTCCCCACCATTGAGGATATGCCTCTCTTGCAGAATTAGCACCAAAGACAACTGTTCCAGAACCAACATCAAATACTGGATATAGCCCAGCTTCAAAAGGACCATTTATCGTAAGAGTATATCCTGATACTGTAATATTTCCACCATTTAAAATCCAGATTGCTATATTTTCCGGAATAATAAGATCATCTCCAAGAACTTGATTATCAGGAATAGCTAATGTCACTTCTGCCCCTTCAGAAGAATCTTCAAGTGCAGCTACAGCAGCTTCTAAATCATCATAGTTTCTTACATCATAGCATAAAGCAGTAGTCCATGGAGGATCTATCCATTCTAAATCTGATGCTCCTGAATTTGTTCTTAAGACTTGCAAAGATGCTCCCATAGCAAATCTGACAAATTTACTACCATTGCCCTTTAATAAATCACCTGCTGCAGTTGAATCGTCTGTAATAGTATTATCAGTAGCATTTAATGTTATACCTTCAAGAGTCAATGCTGCACTACCTCTGTTTATAGCAACACCTGTAGTACCAATATACATAGTTTGCCCTATTGCTGCATAAATAGTTGCAATAGATGTACCCCCAACTGTAGGAGAATTTGTTATTTCTAAATCTGTAAACCATCCTTTAGATACTCTCGCTCCTGTTGCTGCCAACGCTCCTGTCATTGTAAGATTATTTGCTCCAAGAGCTAAATTACCTCCTGCAAGAGTTAACGTATTTGAAGAATGAGTCAAAGTAACATCTGTATTATTCCAATAAATAACTGAACCAGATGCTAAGAATAAATCACTCCACATCAAAGTTGATGTTCCTAAAGCAGAAACATCATTTGTAGCAGGGGTCAAGGCTCCACCTGTAACGGTAAATCCTCCTGTAGCACTGGCAACAGTTATATTAGCAGAACCATTAAATGATACTCCTCCAATTGTTCTTGGTGTAGTTAATGTTGCCGCGGAACCACTTGTATTTTGATTGAAAGTAGGCCATGTTACAGATGCTGTTGTCCAATTCCATGTACCTGATGGAGTATATGACCCTCCCAATTCTAATATAGTATCATTAGCATCTCTTACTGTTTTAGCTCTGGTCTGTCCTGCTCCCATACCTGTAACAGTCATTAATCCTGTTGTGGCTGGTGATTTTAAACTATTTGCTGATCCTGTTGTACTCTGATTAAGTGTAGGAAAAGTACAGTTTGTTAATACTCCAGCAGAGGGAGTTCCTATATCTGGAGTAGTTAAAGTAATACCTGCCAAAGTCAAGGCAGCACTACTCCTATTTATTGCTACGGCAGTAGTGCCAATATACATTGTTTGTCCAATGGCAGCATAAATTGTTCCTAATGCATTTCCACCAACTGTAGGAACATTAGTTATTTCTAAATTAGTAAACCAACCCTTAGTTATTCTTGTTCCTGTTGACCCAATATCACCTGTAAGTTGTAGATTAGAACCATCATATGTCAGAGAAGATGCTCCTTCTATTGTATTAGCATCAGTCCATACAGCAACTTGACTATTGACAGGTGTACCTGATATATCCACAGTTCCCGTAGGGATATCATACCATCCTTTATTTCCTGAACCATTAGTACCATATAATTTACTATTACCAGGAGAGTCTTCGTCATTTACAAGATGAACAACACTATCAGACTCTTCTACAATAGAATCCTCAAAATTCCATGCAATAACTCTATAATATGTTGATGCATCTAAATGGTAATATTCCGCATCAATACCACTGCTATCACCACTTGATGTACTTACTCCTCCCTGTATATCTAAAAGATTATTATGATAAGCATCAGATATATTATCAAAATTAACTATAGATAATCCAGAAGTCTGTAATTCATTTTTCGTATAATAATTACCAAACATTGAAGTTACTCCAACAGGAATACTGCTGGTAGTTCTTCCTACAGTCAAAACTGTCCCTTCAGAATCCCATCTGATATACGAAGCAATTTTATAGATTGTAATACTCATAATTAATAAGAACTTGAAAATTCTATTTCTTCTTCAGCACTCCATGCACCCCATCCTACATCAGTATAAGCAGATACCTGATATGTTACAGTAGTGCTATCAGGTATTTCTCCTTCATTGGCAATAATATCATCTTCATAAGAAAGATCGGAACCGTAATATACACTTGACCAGAAATCATCCCATGTTACTCCGTTATAATAAGGTTTTCTTCGTAAAAGATATCCTGTAGCTCCTGTTACAGCACTCCATGAGACATCGACAGGGTCATCTATGCCATCTTGACTTAATGCTAAATCTGAAGGTACTTCTATTTCTTCAGAAGGAATAGGACTATTTGTTATATCTAATAAGACTTCTTCATCTGTATATTCTTCTGCTTCAATAGTATATATTCCTGCATATAAATCCCAAGTATAATTTTGTAATATAAAATTGATATTAGCTGAAGAATCATCTACTATATTATCATCTGTCAATATCGAGAATGGCTTCATATAACCATCATGTGATATGTTTGCTTTTAATTTATGAATAGTTCTACTATAATTACGAAACTTGTTCTTTGCATAAATATCCATTAAAGGAATCGAAGAAGGAGAATCTTCTGAAATCCATACATTAGTTTTTGTTTCACCATTATCTCCTATCATAAATCCATTACTAAAATTTACATTATCCAAATCAAAAAAATCAATATCTATTGATTTAGTCTTAATAAAATCTTCATTAAGATAATATGTTAATTTATTAAGAACTTCTGGCTGGGTAATTGTAACTTCTATATCGCCTATGTAATTATGACTTACTACAGATACATATAAAGGTTTAAAATAATACATAGGGAAAAACATAATAGTAAATTCTTGATTTGCAGGACTTCCTAATTGTTCCCAAAGCTGATAGTAAGTACCACCTAATCCTCCCCCAGCACTCAAAAATAATTGATCTGTAAAATTAAGAGTTTTGCTCATTGTAAATGTTTTCCCTGTATTGGGGTCAACTGTAAACTGTTCTGTAATAAATTCATTTGTCCCATTTGCTGTCACAATCCATGGAATAATGTTCCCTAAAACATCTGGTATATTTCCAATATATTCTCCATCTCTTTCTCCTCCATCAATGCGTAAAGCAAATAATATCATGAAAGAATCTACAATTGAATAATCCATGATAGGAGACATTTTATATGTAATATTCATTACAATAGGAGTATTCTCCGAAGGACTAAATTGAACTGCAAACCTGTAATATAATCCTTGTGTTTTAAATATGGTAGGAGAAAGATCATAATTATATGTCCATTCAAAATATGTCTGCATATCTTGATAAGCATAATTTACAGCTATAGGGACAACATTTTCATGTCTATACCAAGTACGAAGGACAAGCGGAGTTGCTGAATCATTATAGAGAGGAAAATCATCATTCACAGTCAGCATATCAAGTGTATAGTTATTAAATACAAATGAAGCTAATTGTTTATCTTTCAAATTCAATATAAGCATTTGTAATCCTGATTCATATTCTATTATCTGACTGCCTTCAATATAGTCAAAGTCTCCATCCTGTTTATTATACTCTTCTTTCAAACTTGATATAATAGAATCTGCTTCACTACTATCACCTCCGCTATCTATTGATGAAAACATAACCCAATCACCATCTCTTGTGATATCTTCTTGTCGTTCTATAACCCATTTATCTCCATGAGAATACAAAAATGCCCCAAATGAAAGTAATAATTTATTTATTGCTGTATAAGCATCATCATAATCATTGGCACTTGTAAAGAACATATTATTTTCTACATATGTTTGTTCCAGAAAAGTATCCTGTGCTTCCTGATTCATATTTTCTTCAAACAAAGTAGAATTAACATATAAATTATAATCTAAACCAATATCTACTAAAGCTTCTTCAATTGTGTTAAAAACAGTCGTATTAATTCCAATGTCAGACAAACAATTCAAATATTTCCCTTCCAATCTTCTCATATAATCAGTAAACTGAACTGCTATTCTTGCTTTTGGCATGAATTGTTGTTCATTCAAATCACACAATGAGAATCCCTGAAATACTAAAACACTATTATATTCTATAGTACAAAAGAACTCTTTCTCTTTAGATGTCAATAAATCCTGCAAAGAAGTAAATTCCCCTTCATTAATAATAACTATTTTTGCACCTGTCCCTGCTATGGGAGTATCATTATCTTGATAATTAAAGTTTATTTCAACTTGTGATGTTCTTACAGATGTTGACTCATCCCCATAATTTCTTTTATAAATCTTTACAGAGACTAATTTCTCATAACGATTATAGAAATCTGATTGATATTTTAATCCGTAAGCCATTAATACAAGTTATTTTTACGATTACCTTTATTTAGGATTCCCCTTAATCTATCTTCTCTGATTTCAAATACTACTGTCTCAAATTGATTTCCCCATGTCTGATTCTGTAGATTACCTATTCCTGCAGGAATGACTGTCTCTCCTGAAGTAAGCATGGCAGGATATGTATCTTTAGGATAACCAGGAGGTACGACACCTCCTTGAGCAAGTCCAGCAATAGGAGTAGTACGTAATGCCCCTATCCCTGTTCCTGCTCCAGCAGAAAATATACTAACAAGAAGCGTTGCTAATTTTTTAGCTAACAATTCAGCTATTAATCTTTGGAAACTTCTTAAAACAGAATTAACCCAACTCTTTATAAATTCATCAAAATGTGCAAATTCTTTTGCTGTAATACTAAAGAAATCAGTAAAGGCATCAGTTAATAAATCTAAAGCATATTGTTGATTGGTGAGTTCTTTCATTCTAGTTATAACTTGATCTAATATAAAATCTCCTGGTCTCTTTCCAGCATCCCATAATTTTTCTAAAACTTGCTTAAAATATGTCAACTGTGCTCTTCCTGCATTAAAAGATTCTCCTAATGTTTTATTTTTTAATGTAATGAGGTCTAATTCTGTTTGAAATTGTTTCATAAAATTAAGTTCACTTGTTCCTCGTGTTCCTGATAATTTAGAAAACATTTCCGAATAATCATAATTTTGAACAGGAGAAGGCATCACGGATTTTTGTAAGTCTTTTTCTAATTCTTTAAAGAATTCCTGATGACTCAATGTTTGTATCAAGCCTGTTAACTCTCTTAGTCTTTTATCTGTTAAAGGTATTGTTGTCTTAGCTAATGATTCTAATATTTTATTATATAATTTCGTTTTCTCTCCTGCAGTATCAAATGTTTCTCCCAATAGCTTGGTCATACGAGAAATCTGTAGTTCTCCTTTTGCCAAATCTTCAAATATATCTAACGCTAATTGTTCTGCTTTTTTCTGATCTTCAAATGCCTTTTTCTGATCTTCAAATGCCTTTAATATTGGATCAGTCTGAATCCTGTTTACCTCCTCATTTACTTTTTTTATACTATTTAAAGTACCCGCAATTTTTTTATCAAATTCTGCAACATCTTTATCTAATCCGACCATATAAGAAGTAGTGTACTTTGCTAATGCTTTTCTACTTTTTTCTACTTCTTTTGCAAAATAATTAGCAGTAACTGAACCAGGTTTTTTAATAGTCCATTTTTCAAGATTTTTCGTATTTATTAAAAGATCAGATTGTAATTTAGCATATTTTTTATCATCAACAAACCAGTCATTTCGTAATGCTAAAAGTTTAATTCTATCATCTTTTAATATCTGTAATCTTTGTTCAAGCACATTTTTAAAATTTTCTAATTGACCCTGATCCATAGCAAATGAAACAGATAACATATCTTCAATTCCTTTTTCTTCTGCTACAATTCCTTTAAAACTATCCCTAAGATTTTGTACCCGTTCTGGTAATTCATCCATTTTTTTCATATATTTTACAAGTGCTATTGTAGCAAATCCAATAGCTGCAGTAAGAAGTACCCATGGATTTATTAATGTAGTTGCGAATTTAGCTTTATTTGACATACCACTAACAAGTGTTGCGTTATACATTGTTTGATTTCGAATTGCTGTTAATATAGTTTTTGCCATAAATATAAAAACAGCACTTAATTTTGTTACAAGACTTATCAATCCACTTATTGAATATCCAATAACACTGGCTATCATCAATAGAGGACCTAATGCAGCCACAACAGCAGCAACAATTATTCTAAAACGTTTTTGAGAATCACTTAATGAATTAAAATGTTCTGTTAATTTTTGTAATTGTTTAACTAACCATTGCAATACAGGGATAACTGCTTCTGCTACAGACTTTCCTAATGTTATCATAGCAACCTGTGCACTGGAAATAGCTTTATCAAATTTAATTTTTATAGTATTTGATACGGCTGCCCATGCCGCCCCCAATGCACCTGCAGAATTTGTTACCTCCTTCATTATTTTTGAATTATATTCAAAATTCTTTCCAGATAATGACAAAACTCCTGTCATGGCACGAATATTAGGAAATACTTTTGCCACTAAAGTATCTCCATAAGCATCCATACCTTTTCTAATTTTTTCTATTACAGGAATTATCCCACCACTTTTTAAAATAGCTCTAAGTTCTTCATAGGAAGTCTTTATTGAGTTTAATGCTTCTGCGCCTTCTCCAAATTCAGATTTTTTCAATAAAATATTAAACATACCTTTAAGATATGTTGCTGCCTGTGCTGCAGAAGATCCAGTTAAAGTAATAGCTGCCATTGCTCCTGCAACTTGATCAAGAGTTACTCCCATTGTAGAAGCAATAGGAATAACAGCTCCCATTGCTGATGCAAATCCAGAAGCTTCTGCTTTACCAACTCTTACTGCTGCTACAAGTATATCAGTCGCATACGCAGCAGATAATCCTGTGCCTCTATATGCATTTAAGGCTGATGTCAAATACTCTGCTACTGTTTGTGTCTCTCCTAATCCAGAAGCTGCTGCTTTAGCTGATAATTTCAAAACATTCATAGCCTCTGATCCAGCAATACCAGAAGAAGCAATAAAATATAATCCTTCTGCTAATTCTTGTGGTGATTTTCCCAATTCAGGACCAAGTTTTAATAAATCTTCTCTCCAAGCATTAACAGTATCTTGTGCCGTACCAGTAAGTCCTACAATTTTTTGCATGGAAAATTCAAAATCTTTCGCAGCTTTGAAAGTTGCTTTTGATGCTGCTACAATTGGAAGAGTTAAGGCAGCAGAAGCCAAATAACCATATGTCCTCCATCTTTGAGACATCCTATTTAAAGTAGTCGTTGTCTTTTTTTCCCAACTCAATAAATGAGTATTGGCAAGAGTTAATCCAGATGTATCTACTCCAAGTGTTACTGTTAGCGCACCTATATTCATGCTTCTTTATTTTTTGTTATTGGTGGTGTTTTCTTATTTCTCACCTTCTTATTTTGTGAAGCTGCTAATTCAAGCAATACTTTTTTCATTTCTTCTATACTTTGTTTCTCAGGCTTCTTCTCCTCTCCACTCCAGTTTGGCATAAAATCAATTGGATTAAATGTTTTTGCCTTTGTTCCTTTTTTTGGAAATAATGCCTGAACTATATTAATTATCAATGCCTCTAATTTAGCCCCTCTAAAATCATCTCTCCATTCACCTATTGGATCTAATCTATCATATGCCTCCCATTCACTGAGTTGATAAGAATTTAATCCATTTTTGGTCTTAATCATAAATGGAATACCAAATATTCTGTATATATATTTCTCACCACCTAAAAGAACGTCAGGATGTATTATCTTAAGTTCTCTGCAAAGTCTGAATTGGAACTGCCGTCCAGGACGGCTTCTGAGTTTTTTACTAATGCCTCCTTATCTTCTTCAGTTATTGCATTTAATCTCTGTGCTTCATTAACAATTTTCTCTAATCTTGCAGCACTCATATTCTCACTTAATAGAGGATAATCAGTTGGTTTAAGAAGCAATTCACCCTTTTCATTACATAAAGTCACAACAGCAAGTTTTGCCCTGAAATCATTTAAAACCATTTCAAATCCATCCACCATACCTGCTTTATTCTTAATCTCTCTTCTTAGAGATTGTTCAAAACGATCTCTTTCTCGCCCTGTCATCTGACGTACATATACAAATTCATCTTTTCCCAAATCTACTTGTACTACTTCAAGTTCTTCTTTTGCAAGGAGCTTTTCTCTGTTTAATAAATTTTTCATGATTAGTAATTATTATTTTTGTTATTAAAAAATTCTTGATTAGAACTTATTCTTAAACCATAGAAATACCTATTGGTTAAACATAAGGTACTGCTGATGGCTCTTCATCATAAGTGCCCGAAGCCACTTCAATGTTACCACTGATCTTTATTGTTACATCAGCAGTAATCTTGTCATCTGTAGGAATAGTTATCGGAACTTCCGTAACTAACCCTGCAAATTCAATAGTAGTAAGCTCACCATCGGGAAGACAGATCTCATAATAATGAACATCCGGACTCTCGAAGTCAGCCAAGAATGCTTCATAAGTATTGCGAGTAAAGTTCATTGACAGGGAAATTGTCCCTGCATCCCTAAACCCAGCAATAAACTCACGATAGCCACCAGTAGAATCTAATGATGTAACATCAATAAAATCTCTGGTCATAGTAGGACCGGAAATAGAATTTATTTCTGATAGATCAGCCCATGCTGTCCCACTCCATCTGCGAAATTGTGTTCCTACTCCGGAAACTGCACTGCTTGCCATGTGTTTTACCTCCTTCTCAAATGTTTAATTAAACAATTGTCTATCGTCTTTGAATCTCAAAGTTTACGATAAACCTTACCAATCCATTATCATCCCAATCCAACAGAGAAACTCCATTTGTATTGGCGATTCTGGAATATAAAGTATCATTCCATGTCTCTTGTGCCCGACCATGTAGTGATACCATTATGTTATGTGCTAAATTATATCCTGTGCGATAATCTCTGTTACGAATCCTAATCTGTACGGTAGGATAATAATAATCCTCACCTTTCCCTGCAAGAGTAAGTTGATTAGGAAAGCCATATGTATCATATATCGTAACTACATTATCAGGAGTAGTAGGTTCTTTCCCGACAAATAAATTACTTGCTATAGTCAGTCCTAACGAAGTATCAGCTACGAGCATATTTGATATATCTACACTACTTGCATTCATTATTAAATTATTTGAGCATTCTTTTTTATTATACCTAATACTTTTCTTGAACTGCTATTAACAGCTCTCTGAAACCACCATTTCCCTGAACCCTTCCTCGTCCATTTGGTTATAGAACCTGTACCTCCTATCCCTTCATGAACGTATGCTGCATAAGGAACACTATACCCTGCTACGACAATTATATCACTTGCTTTTCCAACTATTGTTTTTGCACCTGCCATTTCTTCTTTTCGTGATTCTTTCAATATACGTGCTTTCTTTTTCTTCTTTGGAGAAACACTTCTTGAACTTGGTCCTTTATATTTCCTGTTTCCTGACTCATCACCTCTCTTAGAATAAATAAACCAACTTGCCCTCAATGCACCTGTCTCAACAGGAGTAATAGGCTCTCCTCTTTCTGTCTCCTCATATATTTCTCCTGCAGCTTCAATAAGTCCTTCAAGTGTACCTCCTTTAACTTTTTTTATCTCTCTATTAAGATTCGTAACAACAGCATTAAAACCTCTTAATTTGGTCAGTCCTCTTGATGGATTATATTGTACTACTCCCATATCATGTTATGTTAACCAAGGTGTCAGAAATGCTTTCCTGTTAAAATCAGTAGTGCTATTAAGAGCAGGTGTTTTCTCAAAACGTTTGATGATATAAGTATTAGTAAGTTGTCCTGGATCATAATATTCACCACTACTGTCTCCTTCACTATCTGTTAAATCTGTCAATTCACCAAGCATCATTAAACCATCTACATCTAAATCCTGATCTACATATACAATAGCCCTTGATACACTCTGAAACCCTACTAT